AAATTCTTAATATTCACTTTCTTCTTCAACTTCCAACTCGTATTCTTCTCCTATAGAGGATAATTGCTCAAGAGACACAAAATGACTAGCCTTTAAAGGATCAGGCTTATGACGATCTAACATCTCATTTAAAGAAGGATAATGATCAAAAATATCTTCAGTACTTAGACCTATTTTTCTTATCAGTCTTCTTAATCTAGTCTTATCCACTGATGTTAAATCAATATCTTTTAATATTTCAGCGGGAGTTCGTTGATCTACACTAGCCAACTTATTATAGAAGTCGGTAATAACCTGATAAGCATACTCATTGGTAGCTTGAGTATCCCACGCAAAACCAACTGCACTCATTACTAGCTCTGCACAAACAGGGGTATCAGTAGCGAACAAACGACATATTTGTTCATCTATCAGCTTATAAGGAAGTATAGGAGCTAATTCGGGCCATTTCTCATTTTTAATAAAATAGCGTTTGAGAAATTTAGGGCCAACTACAGATAACCTACCAGTCTTATCGGGTACAGATAATAAGGATCGATATATATTAGCATCACGAAGTTTCATTCTACAATAATCTTTAAGGAAATCTCTCCAAGTTTCATGATTCATAATATCAGATAACATCTCTGGAGCACACCATATATGATCGTCACCATAAACAACTATAGTAATAATCATCATAGATAGGAATTCATCTATTAACCGAGAACGAGAAGGATTTCGAGATTTAACATGTTCACAATAGCAAAAAAAAATAAAAGCCATAATCCAACTACCACCGTGGGAGGTCTCTTTTCCACCTGAATACATTTGACCTACCATAAAGCGCCAAAAAGAGCCCACATGACACACTAACTTAGAACAAACATTAGCAGCCCACAAAGCTAACAATTCATACAAAAATTCTCTATCTGGTTCTGACATATCATCCCACTTATAATAAGGATAAACATTGTGACAATACAACAACAACATCCAATCCATAATATGTTTATCTAAACCTTCTATATCTCCATCAACCCAAATCATATTAGGCATATTTCCATTTAAATAGAGAAATAGGTACCAACATCCTCCATTCCAAAAGCGCATACCAATTCGTATAATATTATTTCGCTCCAGAAGACTACGTGCCTCATTCAACAATATACCTATAAAAGAATGAGGTAAATCAGGAATAAAAAACTCTCTCATTTTTAATAGCATTTTTGTAAGATCCTCTTCCGATTTAAACTGTCCAAACTTCCACTCATACTTGGTCTTAATAACAGCTATAATAGACTCGTAAACACTAGGATCATGTTTACGAATACCTGTTAACAGTTTATGGACTTTTCTCATAGCAGCCTCTATTAAATGTATTTTCTTTCCAGAAGAAACAACCCTTACCTCTTCACCATCTATTGTACCCTCAGCAGTTCCACCAGCCGCTATACCTGCCGAAGTAAATAATCGTACTTTCTTTATTAATTTATGGGGATCATAATCAAATTTTAACGAATTATGATTCTTATACACATCCATTTGAAAATTCATCCAATTTAAAGCACCGGATGTATAAGTCCACATATGTTCCTCAGATGCACCACGATACATAGTATCAACATTAAATTCAGCATATAGTGCCATCTGTTTCTCTAAAGGAAAATAACTCATAGTATGAATAGTCCTTTTTTTTCCATTCATAGTACCAAAAACAGTGTCTTCCCAAGACAACCTTTTTTTACACATAGAAAACAACGTAGGTATAGCAGCATCTGGATCTTGCTCACGCTCATATATACCAAACTTAGCCCAATAATTACTCTCTACTGATCGAGCCAATTCACGCCATTTCACACACGGAACTATATCACACTCTTTTACTCTATTAGATATAGGAAAAGGAGGAGTAACACTAATTTGACTAGATGGCGTATTATACTCCCTTAGGTAATTCTCATAAGTTATAACATCAAATGCCTTTCTAACTACCAACCCTTGTGACATTACATAAGAAGATGCTATCAATGCTTTTACATTAGCATACATATCTCGAACAGACCTCTTATGTCCTACATACCTTCTTTCAATTATAGGATCCAAACCCAAAGAAGGAAAATTAACATATAAATCACAATTACAATCATCATGACTGTGATGACCACCTGGCTTCCAAATAAATTCATGTCTTTTCATTGATTTCTTAAACGCTCTACGCGAAAATATATATCTTAATACTTGGTACTTCGTTCCTGAATAAAAGAATATTAAATCTAAATCACTAATACTTGTGCCTGAATTCAGTTTTAACAGAGTACGAATACACAATTCGAA